CAGGTTGACCGGTGAACAGTGGCAGGTTTGATATAACTGCTTTGAGTGGTACTTCTGCCAGTGGTTTGGGTTTGGCCGTGTGTGTGATGGGTTGGCCCGTGAATAAGTCAAGCTGATTCATTTCGCCGCCTTTACTTTAGCCTTGCGGATTGCTTTAGCCTTCAAGCTCTTGCGCTTGCGCTTCATGTCGGATCGTGTGAGATTGTACGATAAGCTGGTAAGCATGGTTTACTCCTTTGTTGGTGGTTGGTGTCTATATGTATATTACACCATATCGGTGTGAATGTCAATAGGCAAATATGACCAGTTATGGCCGGATGATACCAGGGAGAACCAGACCAGCGAGGATAAGTGAGATTGTGAAATATTTCACAAATGGACTGGTAAAGCAGTATCACGTAATATTTATGAACATTATCAAAAATATTACCGTCGACCTGGGCGTCCTGGTGTGGCCAGCATACATTTAACCGATCCAATATGACTGGGTGGTCACATTGTCCTGGTGTTGCAAGCTTCAAGGATAGCTTTTGAGAATACTTATTCTCATAAATAATAATTAGATTAGATTTTGTCTGTTNTGTTCTGTGATCCTGGAAATAGCAGCAGCAGCAAGCCAAACACCAGGGATGACACGCACGCAAGCCCACGCCGGCCACGCATNCACACATACACGCACACACACACGCATAGCAGGGTGGTGGTTGGTGAGAGGGGGGATAGTCGTTTTTGTTTGTATGGGTGGTGGTTGGTTCCATGCCAGCCCGCAATTTTTTAACCCTCAAAAATCCCAATCTGTAAAACCATAACACAATTTCATTTTCCCCCTTTTTAAGCAAAACGTCATTCCTCATATTAAAGCAATATGTAACGGTTACACATCATTCATGTAACGGTTACACGTTTTTGGGGTCTATTCTAATCTTTATCTGTATCTATATCTGACTCTTAATCTGTATCTGTATCTATAACGTTACTGTAACGGTTACATATTTTTTGTAACGGTTACATGTTAAATTGGGTAAAAAGTAAAAAAATTGATAGTTGTAAAAAGGAATAAATATGATATAATTTAGATAACTTGGGTTACTCCCCTGAGTTAGTGTCTAAGCAACCCGGAGTGGTGGTTCTAAGTAACTGGCACTCCGGGGGTTTTGAAATCATAATTTCACATAGAGAAAGGATCACATCATGGCAAGTTTACTGAAATCACGTAAGTTCTGGATCACGGTTTTCGATGTGGTTGTATCAACCGCCACATACTTGATCAGCAGGTACATGACGCCGGAGATAGCCGAGGACATCCTGTGGCTTATCGCAGCCTGGCAGCCGGTGATCATATCCCTCATTCTCGGTATTGCAGCTGAAGATGCAGCCGAAAAGGGACAGCAAGCGTATTTTGTCGAAATTGAAGAAGAGTAACCGTTACAGGCCCGGCATAGTCCGGGCTTTATCATAGGAGCCACACAATGGACTGGACAGCGATCATCATAGCGGCGATAACCGGCGGCGCACTTGCTACCTTCATTGACAGGTTTTTCGGCAAGGGCAAAACAAAGGCTGAGACCGAGAACCAGCAGGCGATAACCATAAAGCTGTTGCAGGAGATCAGCCAGTCCCAACTCAAGATGATGCAGGAACAGATGGTAAGTATGCAGAACCGAATGGACCGGTTGGAAGCGGATATCGAGGGGAGGGACATGACTATCGCGGAATTAAAACAACAGATAAAAGAGCTTCAAGAGCAGAATCAGGAGCTTGAGAAGCAGAACAAGCGTCTTCTCAAGGATAACCTCGATTACGGCAAACAGCTTGACGAGCTCCGCGCGCTATTACGTGCGTTGAAAGACGGACAGGATGACAACCCCTGCTAATGTTCCTGAATTCATCGCAAAAATCCAGCTGGATATTTTTACGCTGCAAAAGAAGATGGTCGACCTTGATGAACGTCTATCTTTTTACGAAGAGCGCACCACAGAGAACCGATTGATGATCGACGAGAACCGGGCGGACATTGACAAACTTGAGCAGGCAGGGATCGAATTATCAAAACATAAAGATGTTTAGCGAGGAAGGAGGTTCGTATGTTGAAAACAGTGTTTATTGTTTGTGCGCTGGTGTGCTTTCTGCTGAAAGCGTTTAATTTACCAGTGGAACGAGTTGACTTTATGAATTTAGGTTTTGCATTTTTGGTGGCCACGCTTCTGGCGTAGCAAGGAAGGTGACATTGGCAGAACGTAACGCTAAACTGGCTAAGAAACTTATCTGGACTGAGGAATTGAGCCGTGCTGCTGTCATGCTGGCCGAGGGCTATCCCCTTCAAACGGTTGCAGATGAGGTTGGTGTTCAACGCACAACCATCTGGCGGTGGAGGCAGCACCCTGAATTTGCGATGGAAGTGGATAAACTGACCCTCATGTACGGGCTGGCATCCAAAGCAGAACGGATGCGACTGATCAACCAGGCCGCCAAACAGATGGTCAGCGAGGAAAAGATTGACCTCTCAGGCGTGACATTCCTTGACCTGATCAAAGAAGCTCGGATGCAGACCGAAGGGATAAAACTGGATGTCCTTACCCAACTTACCGCCCTCACTACAGAGGCCGGACTTGTGGAGCAGTCAGACACAGGAAGAAGTTTTAGCCTTCCTGAGCCGGACACAGACGAAACCGATTGACGTTTGGGAACCACAACCCAAACAGAAAATGCTCCTTGACCTCTGTGGTCTTGGCGAGGCTCTCTATGGCAAGCAGGTTCACCCTGCCGTTACTGGTTTAATTGGCTATGGTGGCGCTGCTGGCGGTGGCAAGACCGAAGGGATGATCGGCGCAGCTCTGGTGGCATTACACCAGGTGCCTGGTGTGAAGATCGGTTACTTTCGGCGTAAGTTTACAGAACTGGAAGGTTCGGATGGGCCGATTGAAAGATCGCAAATCCTCTTTCCTGATATTGGCGGGAAGTATAACAAGTCCTCTCACGTCTGGCGGTTCGGCGATCAGAAAGGGGAGGATTGGAACGAAGGCAAGGTCGGCGCATTACGCTTCTGCCATTGTCAGTACGAGAGCGATGTGATCAATTATCAGTCAGCAGCCTTTGATATTCTGATGATCGATGAGGCTACACATTTCACCTGGGGTATCATCCGCTATTTGCTGACACGAAACCGCATCAGCCGTCATAGCAAACTGCCCAAACCGTTTGCGATAATGAGTACCAACCCTGGCGGGATCGGCCACATGTGGTTCAAGAAGGTCTTTGACATAAAGGATCGTGCCGATGAATAAAGTCGTGATCGAAATGCAGTTCTTTGCTGACAAGACGCTGTTGTTCTGTGAGGACGGTGAGGTTGTCACAGCCGTCAAAACCAGACCNTTATCCCTGGAACACTTTGAAAAACTNATCTGGCCTGTGGTCGAACCCCAACAGTTTATTTTATCCGATGAGGACNAATGACTTTATACTTAGGCAACTGCCTTGACGTAATGCCCACCCTACCCGCTAACAGCGTGGATAGTATCATCACCGACCCGCCTTATGGCTTAGAGTTTATGGGCAAGGATTGGGATAAAGGCGTTCCCGGTATTCGCTTCTGGACTGAGGCATTGCGCGTTGCCAAACCTGGTGCGACCCTGCTGGCGATGGGCGGTACTCGGACATTCCACCGCCTTGTGTGCGCTATTGAGGACGCTGGCTGGGAAGTGTTTGACACGATTGCCTGGCTGTATGGTTCGGGTTTTCCCAAGTCCCACGACATCAGCAAGGCGATGGATAAGAAGGCGGGTGCTGAGAGGGAAGCGATTGGGCGACACCCAAACGCACGCAACACACTTGGCAATATACAAATTTGCAAGAAAAACGGCGATGGTATGTTACGCCCTAACCCCGCAACCCCCGAAGCCCAAGAATGGCACGGCTGGGGGACAGCCTTGAAACCCGCAATGGAGTTAATATGCGTAGCGCAAAAGCCCCGTGAAGGCACGTACGTCAACAACGCCCTGACTTGGGGCGTGGCTGGCATGTGGATAGACGGGGCGAGGGTGGAGTATGAGGAAGGTGGCGATGCTGCAAGCAATCCGCTATTTAGAGAACAAAACGGATACAAAATGCCTTGTGGAATTGACAAAGACCCTGTTGCTTATAACATAAAAAGGACGCCACACAAAAGTGTTGCCGTTTCATCCGGCCGCTGGCCCGCGAACGTCATTCACGACGGCAGTGATGAGGTCGTGGGGTTGATGCCGGAGACGAACAACAAGGGACACTTTCCAAAAGAAGTAATTGTAAACAATCCGATTCAATTTACTGGAAGTTATAAACAGACCGAAAGATTTATGACCGACTCCGGCTCCGCTGCCCGCTTCTTTTATTGCGCGAAGGCTTCCCGTTCTGAACGCAACGCGGGGCTGGAGGGGATAACCAACGGGCATCCATGCGTAAAGCCTATTTCTTTAATATCCTATCTATGCCGGCTGACAAAGACGCCCACAGGCGGTATCGTGTTAGACCCGTTCATGGGTTCGGGGACTACGGGAATAGCCGCACACCTTTCGGGGCGTGAGTTCATCGGTATTGAGATGGATGCTGAGTACTTTGAGATTGCAAGGCGCAGGATTGAACACTGGCAAGCCAAGCCGGTGCAAGAGGAATTGTTATGACCCTGCCACCCGTCAAGAGTGTCGAAAACCCTGAACATCGCCTGGTAGAAACGGTGTTCTTAC